TAGAAGTGCAAGCTTTGACGGAATGGTAGAAGCTTCTATCTCTGTTCAAGGTACTGGCGCGTTAACAGCCGATACGGTATAACATGCCGAGGCTAATTGAGAACGCATTAGCACACTTTAACAGCAAGGATTTGCGGAAGATTGAGGTCCCAGAATGGGAGGTTAGTCTTTTCGCAAAGAACCTTACCCTTGACGATAAGGCTAAGATGCTTCGTCGCGCAGATAGTGATAACACTGATTATCTTATCTATGCGGTGATCTTTGGCCTTGTTGACGAGAACGGAGATCCTGTTTTCGGGCTTGAGGATAAGGTTGCGCTGAGAAAGAAGGTTGACCCAGACATAGTGACTAGACTTGCTACGTTTGCGCTAACCGCTGGTTCTGAATCGGAGGAAGACCGAGAAAAAAACTTATAACTGACCAAGGCAACCCAACTCAGCTATACTACATGTACGAGTTAGCCGAGCGACTTGGTCAGCCCCTAGCGACAATCTTAGACATGACTGTGGCCGAGTTTGATCATTGGTGGACTTTCTTTAAAGTGAAAAGAGAGAAGATGGATGGCGACAACAAAAGAAACAGTCCTAGCAAGAATATCAATAGATGATAATACGAAGGTAGGATTTCAGTCCTACGCTCGTAATGCTGAACGCGCTAAGAAAACCACAGAAGAAGGTAGGATTTCAGTCCTACGCTCGCAATGCTGAACGCGCTAAGAAAACCACAGAAGCCTTCCGTGCTCACGCTGTTGACAAGCTTGTAGAGAGCTTAGACAAGCAAGTCCTTGCTATAGGTAAAAGCGCCAGAGAACTTGACCTTCTTAAAGCAGCAACTCTTAGCGCTTCTGACGCTGAGTTTGCGTCCATCAATAATCTTCATGATAAAATTGATGCTCACAATAAAGCTACAGAAGCTTCAATTCGTGGTCGCAAAGAACAAGAAGCCGCAACTAAAAGAATTGCTGACGCAGTAAACCGCACTAACAACGCCTACAGAGATGAAGCCGCCACGGTTGATATGACCTCTGACGAGCTTGAGATCTATCGCCTAAAAATGATGGGTGCTACTCAAGAACAGTTAGATTCCGTGGCGGCTACTCAGCAAGCTACTAAAGAGTTCAGGAAACAAGGTTCTGCTGCAAAAGGCGCCAACGGGCAATTGCGCTTGATGCGCGGCGGTTTAGGCCAGTTAGGGCATCAGGTACAGGACGTTGCTGTACAGCTTCAAATGGGCCAGAACGCAATGCTTATTTTTGGTCAGCAAGGTTCACAAATTGCTTCTTTATTTGGTCAAAATGGTGCTTTGATTGGAGCTGTATTAGCAGTAGGTGCTGCTATTGGGACCGCTCTAGCTCCAAGCATCTTTAAGACTGTAGATAGCTTTGAAGAGTTAAAAAAGATAGCAGAAGCCACTGAAAAAATACTTACTATTGATTTTTTAACTGGAACATCAAATCTAGCTGATGAGTTTGAAAAGTTAGCAAAAGAAAGTAAGGCTTTAGCAGACGCAAGCATAAGAATGGCTTTGCTTGAGGCTTTTAAGGCAGCAACTATTGCTGAAGAAGAGTTTGCAAAAGTCACAAAAAAATTATTACCAGGTTTAGTTGCCGTATCAACTACCGTGGGCGTTGCTGGAGATAAGATAGGTAATTTATCTGGCTCTTTAGGCATAAATATAGAGCAAGCTGAAAGATTAGACGCTGCACATATCGCAATGATCCGTGGAGTGAAGGGGTCAAAAGAAGCTTTTGTGGAGCTTGTAAGGGAGCTGGCGGCAGGACAACCAATAACTTCTGAGATGAATGAAGCTTTAGTTGGTAGCGATGAAGCTTTACAAAGATTATCTGTTGAGTCATCTAGGTCAGAACAAAGAGTAGCTACTTTGACTGCATTGTTGCAGGGTAAAAAAATAGCAACTAAAGGAGATGCCGATGCTACAAATGAAGCCGCAGATGCTTTAGCAGACGCTAACGAGAAAAGACAAGATTTTATTAATTCTTTGAGTAGAGAGCTTACTGCGATTGGCCTGACTAATGTTGAGCTTGCAGTAAGAAACGCAAGATTGCTTGGCATGAGCGAAAAAGAAGTTAATCTTGTTAGGATTAAAGCTGAACAAATTAGAATAACTAATGATTACAACGCTCAATTAGAAATAGAAAAGAGGCAAGAAGAGGCATTAATTGAATCAAAACAAAATTTCGTTTCTGGCGTAGTCGCACAAGCGGATGCTTTAGGGAAAAGTAATATAGAGCTGTTGTTAGCTAGCGATTTAGTAAAAGGATTAGATACCGAGCAGAAAAAAGCATTTGATAACGCAATAAAAAGGCTTAAAGACTTCCAAGCCGCACAAGAACAGGAGCAAAAGGTAGAGAGTGCTAAGGGTAAATTAGAGAGCTTACGTCAATCTTTGTTGACTGAAGAGCAAGCACTAGAACAGTCTATGGTTAATCAAAACCTGATTCTTGTAGAAAATCTAGCACTGGGCGTTATCAATGAACAGACGTTCAGAGACATGCAGTTGCAGGTCATTGAGGACTTCAACGAGAAGAAGAAAGCCTTATTAGATCAAGGTGTGACAGACGAATTAGAAGGCATGAACTTCTTGCAAAGGGCTACGATTGAAGGTGCTAAGAGACTAGAGTCATTTAACAAACTGTCTGCTACAGACCAGACCCAGCACGTCTTGGGTGAGCTTGGTAATCAATTTAGCGGTATAGCAAAGAACAATAAGAAGTTGTTTGAACTCAGCAAAAAGCTAAATATTGCCAGTGCCATAATGAACACTGCTGACGCTGCAACCCTGGCGTACAAGAGCTACCCGCCACCTCTCAACTACGTTATGGCTGGCGGTGTTATTGCTGCGGGCATGGGGCAAGTCGCTCAGATCAAGGCTCAGAGCTTTGACGGCGGTGGTTTTACCGGCACAGGCGGTAGGTCCGGCGGCATGGTGTAGATGGTAAGGGCGGATTCCCAGCTATTCTTCATCCGAATGAGACCGTTATTGATCACACTAAGGGCCAAGGCGGCGGTATTACCGTGGTTAATAACATAGACGCAACTGGCGCTGATGCTAACGTAGATATGAAGATTAGAGCAGCAGTTCAGCAAAGTTCACAGCAGACGATCCTGAGCATACAGGATCTGATTAGACGCAAAAGGTTCGGCTAATGACTGTATACATGTTCCCATCAATAACGCCATCATCTAGCACGTTTGAGCTGGTGACTAACACTCGGACGTTTAAGAGTCCGTTGACTAACTCAGTACAGACAATAGCTAGGAAAGGTTCATTGTGGAAAGTCTCAATGCGCTTTAATAACCTTTCTGGAAATGATAGGGCGATCATGCAGGGTTTCCTAGCTAAGTTAAATGGGCAACAGCATAGGATGTATTTGCAAGATCACGCTGCCGTCAAAAGAGGCATAGCGCCCAGCAGTCCTGAGGATACTTTGATTGTAAGCAGCGCAGGACAAACAGGTTCTACCTTAAACGCTAGTGGGGCAAAGGCTTCGCAGACTGGTTATCTTAAAGCGGGTGATTACATAGCATTTAATAACGAACTCCACATGGTTACTGATGATTGTAATTCAACAGGATCCAATACAGTTGCTATACCAATTGCACCGCCTATAAGGAAGCCGACAGTAAATAGTCAGGGTATTGATTACTTACAGCCAATTTATGGTGTATTTATGCTCGCAGGAGCTACGTCTTGGGATACGCAGCCAGGTATAATTTCAAACTTCACCGTTGAAGCAGTAGAGGATGTTCTAGCATGAGCCGAGGATTCCCCGCAGATGTAGCGACAGCTTTAGCGCAACAGCACGTTGCAATTGTGACCTTCGCAAAGTTAGAGTTTCCGTCTGGGACTGTTTACCTTCACAACTCGTTAGGAACGTATACTTGGGGCGGTCAAGACTGGCTAGGTGTTGGCGACCTCGGATCTATTTCACAGGTTGAAGAAGGGTTAGATGTTAGTCCCTACGCTATTACGCTCACTTTGAGCGGTTTGAATACAACCATATCAGGCATAGCTTTAACTGAAGACTACTATCTTCATCCTGTTACGGTTTACCTTGGTGTTTTAGATACTGATGATGTATTAATTGATACTCCTACCCAGCTTTGGGCAGGGTTTATGGATCAAATGAACGTATCAGTCGGGGCTAATGGCGGTGACGCTATTCAGTTGATTGCTGAAAGTGAGCTTTCCCGATTCAATAAGTCTCTGAACTTGATGTATACCAACGTGGCTCAACAGGAAAAGTCTTCTGGCGATCTGTTCTTCAGCCACATGCACAAGATTGAAGGCGCTAAGATTGACTGGGGGTCTAAGAGGCCTGGAACTAGCGGAACTGGGGACGTAGATATTAAAGTAGATGTTTCAAATCTTACATATACATAATGACCCTGCAAGTCTATCAAGCATTAAATAAGTGGGAAAAAAAAGACTTTGATTACGGCTCTGTGGACTGCTGTCAGTTCGCAGGATTCATCGTAAAAGAGCTAACAGGCAAAGACTATCTCGCCGATTTCCACTATAATTCTGAGGAAGACGCTGAATCTATCATCAAGGATTTTGGCGACTTGGAAGACACTGCTGCAAGCGTTTTAGGAGATCCTACGGAAGACATTAGATCTTTAGTAGACGG